CCCCCCTATATAAAAATTTAAACATGAAGTGCGAACGTTCTTATATAATGTAAACATGACCAAAAAGAGGACACTGGTGCTGGAGTTCATAAAGGTTTACACAAGGATGCATGGTGTATCGCCTAGCTATGAGGTAATCGCTAAGAGCCTTGGACTTAGTTCTAAATCAAACATCCACCGGATCGTTCATAGGTTAAAGAGTGATGGATTCTTAACGGTAAGGGCTTACAAGTTCCATTCGGTAAAGCTGGTAGATCAGTCTGTGAAGGCAATAACGAGCTTATGACGTTACTTACAAGGAAAGAGCTTGCTGATTATTTGAGCATGGTGGATAAGGCTCCAGATGCTGAAAGGAAGAAGATTACCGCTTTGTTGGAGATGGACAGGGTGGAGAGGTGCAGGGAGTCGTTCTTGTTTTTTGTTAAGCAGATGTGGCCTATCTTTATTTCGGGGAAACATCATCAGATGATGGCAGATGCCTTTGAGAGAGTTGCTGCGGGGAGTTTAAAGAGACTGATCATCAATATGCCTCCAAGGCACACTAAGTCAGAGTTTGCATCTTGGCTTCTTCCTTCGTGGTTTTTAGGGAAGTACCCTGAGAAGAAAATTATCCAGACCGCTCACACGGCAGAACTCTCTACAGGGTTTGGACGGAAGGTTAGGAACTTGGTTAGCTCTGATGACTATGCCAAGATTTTTGATACAAAGCTGTCCACTGACTCGAAAGCCGCTGGTAGATGGAACACCAACAAGGGTGGTGACTACTTTGCTATTGGTGTAGGTGGAGCAGTGACTGGTAAGGGTGCTGATCTTTTGATCATTGATGATCCTCATTCGGAGCAGGAAGCTAAACAAAATAACCCGGCGGTGTTTGATGGGGTGTATGAGTGGTACACCTCTGGGCCTAGGCAGCGTTTACAGCCCGGCGGGGCAATCATCATTGTTATGACCCGCTGGTCAAAGAGAGACCTGACAGGGCAGATTCTTAAAAACACCGAAAAGGACGGAGTGGATCAGTGGGAGTTGATTGACTTCCCTGCCATTCTTCCTTCTGGTACTCCTCTCTGGCCGGGGTTTTGGTCTAAGGAAGCTCTTGAATCTCTCAAGGCAGAACTCCCCGTAGCCAAATGGGAGGCTCAGTACCAACAGAACCCTACCTCTAATGAGGGTGCAATCATTAAGAGGGACCAGTGGAAGATGTGGAGTTCCAAGGAACCCCCTGATTGTGAGTACGTGATCCAGTCATGGGATACAGCCTTTGAGAAGAACAACAGGGCAGACTATTCAGCTTGTACGACATGGGGTGTGTTTAACTACCCTAATGAACAGGGTGACTCAAGGACGAACATTATCCTGCTGGATGCGTTTAAAGAGCGAATGGAGTTCCCTGAGCTAAAGAAGAAAGCTCTGGAGATGTATCAGGAATGGAACCCCGACACGTTGATCGTGGAGAAGAGAGCTACCGGAGCGCCGTTGATTTATGAGCTACGGAAGATGGGGATACCCATGTCGGAGTACACACCCGGAAAGGGTAATGACAAGGTAAGCCGTGTAAACTCCATCTCGGACCTGTTTGCATCAGGAATTGTCTGGTGCCCTGAAACCCGATGGGCAGAAGAGGTTATGGATGAACTTGCTTCGTTTCCAAATGGGGACCATGATGACTTGGTTGACTCCAGTAGCCAAGCGTTAATGAGATTTAGACAGGGTGGATTTATACAGATTGACTCCGACGAGGTTGATGAGCCACAGGGCTTTAAACGTCGGGTTGCTTATTACTAAGGATTGCTATGTCAGACTATGAATCACTTTTTAACTTGCCGAGTGGAAACAAAGACATTGAGTCAGTTTTTAAGACGGCTCGTGGCTCAACTTACGCCCACCATGCTGATGCCACCACAACAAGAAATCGTAGCGGAACAGGACACAAAGATAAATCCACGGGCATACAAAGTCGATCCGGGAAAACAGTGTTCCTTAATCCAAACGCAATAAATAGTTTTGCAGGCATTTATCAAAATTCAGAAATGGCAACGCGACTGGTTCCAGATTTAGATTCAAAAGGCAAGCCTACTGGGCGCGTTAACTTGCAATTAATGGAAGACTACGGACCTAAAAAGGCAGGAGCAGTCATAAGTTCTGCCCCATACAAACTAAAGCCTGAAGTTGGGCTTGCACCTATGGAAGTTTGGGGTAGTGAAAGTCCAAGGGGCGATAGTGGTCGAAATATTCATTTTGGAAATGCTATTACCGAAGTTAATCCTCGACCAGCTAGACTTGGAGCAGCAAGTAAATTAGGAGTTGCAGGTGCTTTAGCTGGCGCTACCACGGCAAGCAAAGCGTCGGAGCTTGGTGAATTAACTTCAGGAATGCTGCCTTCATGGTTGCAAGCGTTAACATACGCTAAAGGCGCTGGAGAGGGCGAAGACTCAGAACTTGCTTACAAAAGGCGTATGCAAGAAGCTGAACTTAAAGGCGCTGCAAATCGTGGGCAAGCGTATGACCCAAGAAAAATAAACTTAGCCATACCAATGCCAGAAAATTACCGTAACGGTGGTCGGGTAAGGCTCGTATAAATGCACGTATTATTTAAGGACAATTATGGCTACAAATATGGACAAGTCTTTAAATCAAGCTCCACTAGGACTGGGATCAATCGTCCCCGATGAGTTTGATCAAGGGCTGGAGATTGAGATTGTTGAGCCGGTCACCATGTCCGATGGTAGTGTAGAGATAACTCTTCTACCTGACGCTGAACAAGGTGAAGGATTTGGGGATAACTTGGCAGAGTTCATGGATGAGAATGAACTGACAAGTCTTTCAACAGAGCTTCTTGCATTAGTGGACGCTGATATATCTGCCCGAAAAGATTGGGTAGAGGCTTACGTCAAAGGACTGGAAGTCCTTGGTATGAAGTACGACGAGCGTACTGAGCCTTGGTCTGGAGCCTGCGGGGTTTACTCTACAGTTCTTACAGAAGCTGCCATTCGTTTCCAAGCGGAGATGGTTACCGAAACCTTCCCCGCTCAAGGGCCGGTTAAGACTCAGATCATTGGCGCTGTTGATAAGCTGAAAGAGGAAGCTGCCACCCGTGTCCAAGAGGACATGAACTACCAGATTCTGGAGAAGATGCCTGAGTACCGCCCTGAGCATGAGCGGTTGCTGTTTAACCTTGGGTTATCTGGCGCGGCGTTTAAGAAGGTGTACTTTGATCCCAGTCTGGGAAGACAGATAGCCATCTTCATCCCGGCAGAGGAAATTATTATTCCTTACGGGGCATCTAGTGCCCAAACTTCTGAGCGCGTTACCCATGTTATGCGTAAAACGGAGAACGAAGTTCGTAAGTTACAGGTTGCCAAGTTCTACAGGGATGTGGAACTGGGTGAACCAGTGCATATCTCAACAGATGTGGAGAAGAAAAAAGCTGAAGAACAGGGCTACAGCGTCACCGATGATGATCGGTTCCAGTTGTTGGAGATTCACGTAGATTGGGACATGCCCGGATATGAAGATGAAGACGGAATTGCCCTCCCTTATGTAATTACCATCGAACGGGGGACTAATTCAGTCCTTGCTATCCGCAGAAACTGGGTAGAAGACGATGAAAAATCAATCCGCCGTCAGCATTTTGTCCAATATACGTACATCCCCGGCTTTGGACCTTACGGATTCGGTCTAATTAACCTAATTGGTGGGTACGCTAGGGCAGGAACTTCCCTAATTCGTCAATTGGTTGATGCTGGTACTCTTTCTAACCTGCCCGGAGGGTTAAAAACCAAGGGACTGAGGATTAAAGGGGACGATACCCCCATTGCTCCGGGTGAATTCCGAGATGTTGACGTTGCCTCCGGTACGGTACGAGACAACATCATGTCTCTACCGTATAAAGAGCCAAGTCAGACCCTATTGGCTCTGTTGAATAAAATTACCGACGAAGCCCGTCGTCTTGGCTCCATCTCTGATATGAATATCAGTGACATGAGCGCAAATGCCCCTGTTGGTACCACTTTAGCCCTGTTAGAACGCACTTTAAAGACCATGAGCGCCGTCCAAGCGCGGGTTCATGCGTCAATGAAGCAGGAATTTAAACTTCTGGCAGCAATTATTCGGGATAACGCCCCGGATGAGTATGAATATGACCCAACTGGGGCAGATAGGAAGGCTAAACAGTCAGATTACGACATGGTTGAGGTCATTCCTGTCAGTGATCCCAACAGTTCCACAATGGCCCAACGGGTTATGCAGTACCAAGCTGCCATTCAGTTAGCCCAAGGTGCCCCTCAAATCTACGATTTACCTCAATTGCACCGTCAAATGCTGGAGGTTTTAGGCATCAAAAACGCCGAAAAGCTAGTCCCAATTGAAGATGACATGAAGCCCCGTGATCCAGTATCCGAGAACATGGCCTTTCTTACTGGTAAACCGACTAAAGCATTCATGGTTCAAGACCACGACGCACATATTGCTGTACATACATCAATGATGCAAGACCCGGTATTGATGGCACAGATTGGTCAAAGCCCCCAAGCGCAAAAGATGCAAGCTGAAATCATGGCCCACATATCAGAACACCTAGCGTTCTCCTACCGTAAGAAGGTAGAAGAGCAACTTGGTGTGCCTATGCCTCCTCCTAATGAAGACCTACCTCCAGAGGTCGAGGTTCAGCTTTCTAAAATCGTGGCACAAGCGGCGGCGCAGGTTCTAGCTCAGAGCAAAGGACAAGCTCAACAACAGCAAGCCCAAAAAACCGCACAAGACCCCTTGGTTCAGATTCAACAGGCCGAGTTGCAGATTAAGACTCAGGAAGCTCAAACCAAAGCTAAGAAGGTTGATGGTGACTTGGCTATCAAACAGGCAGAACTGTCTTTGAAGAGGGATGAGTTAGCCATGAAAGGCGGGGAATCTCTAGAGATGATCCAACAGAGACATCAGCAAGAGATGGCTCAACAGCAGGCTCAATTGCAAATAATGCAGCAAAAACACGCCCAAGAGCTACAGCAGGGACAACAACAACACGCCCAAGGTATGGCTCATGGTGGACAAGTACATCAACAAAAACTAGCACATCAGCAACAACAGGCCCATCTAAAAATGTTGCAGCGCAACAAACCGGTAGCCAAAGATGACTGAACTTGACCTGATTGAGAAGAAGTTCAACGAGCATGAGCAACACTACGTTACTGCGTTAACTCGCGGTAACTGTAAGGACTTTGGTGAGTACCAAAGAATTTGCGGGGTTATCCACGGTCTGAACCTTGCAAAAAATGAGTTAGAAGACCTGCGACGAAAATTGGAGAAATCTCAAGATGAATGAGTTTGATGTATCTGCCGTAGACCTTTCTGGGGTACTTGGTAAAACTTCAGAGGATAAAGCCAGCCAAATTCCTGAGCCGATGACATATCACATACTGTGTATGCTGCCTGAAGCTAAGGAAGAGTACGAAGGCGGTCTGCTTAAAGCAGGCCAGACGATGATGTACGAGGAGCTTCTTTCCCCTGTGCTGTTTGTGATAAAGATTGGACCTGATGCGTTCAAAGACGAAAAGCGGTTCCCGTCAGGGCCGTCTTGCAAGGTGGGTGATTTTGTAATCGTCCGCCCAAATTCCGGTACGCGAATGAAAATTCACGGGCGTGAATTCCGGATCATCAATGATGATTCTGTTGAAGCAACTATTGAAGACCCCCGTGGCGTTCAGCGCATTTAAGGAACAATCATGGCCGAAATTGAAAAAACCACGTTTGAGTTTCCAGACGAAGTAGAAGCAAAAAATTCCCGCGAAGGTGGGCGAGTTGTAACTCCTGAAGTCGAGATTATTGACGACACCCCAGAGGCAGATCGCAACCGAAAACCCATGACGGAAACCCCGGTAGACCCTACCGATGAAGAGCTTGAAGCCTATTCCGAAAGCGCTAAGAAACGAATCAAGCACTTTACCAAGGGCTATCACGAAGAACGACGGGCAAAAGAATCTGCCCTGCGCGAACGTGAAGAGGCTATTCATGCAGCCCAAACCATCGCTGAAGAGAACAGAAAACTCAAAGGTTCGGTAAATCAAGGCCAA